GCAACCCCTTCAACCATTTGTGGGTAATAAACAGGTGTTCCTTTACAAAATACAATAATATCTTCGTGAGCAACCAATGGTCTTTTTTTAGCGTTTAGAAATCCTGTTGCTTTTGATTTTTCCCACACCCAAGTATATTTAAACATTTTGGGGTTGCTCATTATCAAAGCACTTGTAAATGGTTGCTGTGCGTGAAATACTATTGGTGTATTTTGTTTTGCAATCCTAATTACTTGCTCCCACATTTTATCAAATGGTATCACTTCATCCCAACTGCATTGTGTCGTTCCAAAAGGTAAATCACAATAAATTAGGTCTATACTTTCATTTTCAAGTTTTGGTAAAAAATCAAGTGCATCTTCATTAAAGATGTTTAATTTTCCCTCGCTCAAAAAATTATTAAAACTACTATTCTGCATAATTCAAAGTTTCTCGTTTTTAAACCGCACCAGCTCATAACAACGTGTATAAGTAATGGCACAGAAAGTTTTGTGGTTAAATTCAAGCATTGTACAAGTGCCACTACTCATACACGCAGCCGTTATCAGCAATTAATACCATTCGGTATTATACCATTTGGTACATCAGCTCCCATAAGTGGCCTCATAATACTCCAAGCTCCTGTCAAATCCCCTGAATGCAAGGTTCATGGAAATGTAGGCATCATCGTATGCCCAGATGATTTGCTCCTTCTCCATTTCAATTGCCTGTTGGAATAAGCCTTCAAACTGAACCTTCTGCTCATCTGATAGGTGGAGGCTCAATGCCTCTTGTAGCCATCTAACTGCGGTTTGGTTCATAACTTCTCAATCTCTTGTTTTACTTCTTGCCAATACATATCTTGAGATTTTAGGCCATAACCAATTGCATAGGAATATTGAATTATTGCCTCAATTATCTCATCTACTGCTATTAAAGCACAGGTTTTTGCCAAACCATTTCTATCCTTAAATTTGTTATAGCAACCATCATTCCATTCACAATCTAATGGCATACCCATTTGATTATAGAAAATCCTTAACAACTCTTCTGCTTTTTCTTTAGCAATCATATTATTTCTTTTTAAATTCTTCAAACCATTGTTTAATATCAAAACTCCAATCCAATGGAGATGTATTTCTAACTGCACTTCTATATGCAGATTGATGTTTTAATAGTAGTTCATATACTTCTCCTTCAGTATACATTTTATTCTCCATAGGTTTTGTCATAGTAAGTCTCAAAGTCATCTGGAGTTGGCTCGGAAGCATCGGGAATTATTCCGGTGCTTAACTCCCTTATGTATTTGCACCGTTTAAATCCTTCTGTGTAGGCACGGGACATCTCCTCATTGTGCATTCCTATTGCCGTTCTAATGTCATTCATCGGGAGGATGCCATTATGCTCAATGATTTTGTCAAGCATCCATTGTACCACTGTTATTCGTTCCATATTCGTATCTATTCGTTCCAATTTGGAACATCTTGCTCGTAAAGGGGCAAATATAAACCCATTGTGAAATAATTTCCAAATATTTTTACCCCGCAACTTTCCGCTCCTCCCGTTGCCGTGCCGTTTCCTCCTTGTGGCATTCCTTACACAGCACTTCAAGATGGCTAATATCCTCCACGAAAAGCCTTTCACAGAAGCCGGGGAGGTCCGCATAAGACTTTAGGCTTCCAAGTGGAATCATGTGGTTCACTTCTACGTTCTTCCTTCCGTGCAGCTTGTTGCAGGAGGCGCACAGATACATCACACGTTTCGCCTTGCCGACATAGGAGGTGTGAGAGGCGTTCTTTAGGGCTATGGCAAAGGGTTTCCACCAACGGGAAATGTTTCGCAGAGCAGAGCGTATCTTTCCCATGTGCTGCGAATGAGTTTCGCTCCCGCCGTTTCTCGTCCGTTCAACACGGGGCGTTACAGCCTTTCTTGGCTTGCTTTTACTTTTCATATATAATCTCCGAGGGGTCTGGGATGTAAATTCCAAGGTCGGATAATGCAAAGGTGCGAATTGATTCGATATAAATGGTCATCTCTGCCGAATCGAGAGAAGTGGTGGAGCGAACAAATACTTCCTCCCTTCCGTCAGATACGCTTTTAACGTATTTGAGAAACATCCTGCCCATGAGCTGATGCACCTCCTCCTTTGTATATCCCAAATCTTCTGATAAATAAGTGATTACAACTCCCCAGTAGTATTTTGATTGTTGTGTGGAACGCTGCGCTCGTTTCTTCTTAATGGCCACAGCGTGTTCGCCCTTGAGCACCCTCATAATCGAGAACAGCTTCTTCTTGTCCTCCTCTTTGTCGAAATCAATTACCAAGTCTATCATTTTGCTTTTGTTTTAGTTTTCTTCGTTTCAATTGCCCACGATTCCGTGGGGTTTCTGTATTGCTCCCCTTCTCTCAAATAGAGCGTTATGTAAGAAATGCTACAGCCTGGAGTATTACGTATAATTTCCCTCTGTCTGTCCGTTCTTACAAAATAGCTTTTAATCGCTCTGTAAGCCTCCGTTTCTTCATTTTGGACTTCCGCTTCATAAAATTCCTTTGCGTGTTTTATGCTCAATGTTACGGGCCTCATTTCGGAATATTCCTTCAATACTTGCTTCCAGTTCGTAACGTGAACGTTATTTCCTATAGCGTTTAGAAGAAAATCACGTTCCGCCATAAACTCATCGTCTCCCCAATACTCCTGGGGCGGTTGGCAGATGTAGGCATAGCAGAAGGTTTCCACTATGTCCCATTTGCGTTGAGCGGGGGTGTTAGAATGGATGGCCATCATGCGAATGCTTGTCTTCTTGCTGCGTATATTCCTTGATTCGCATTAAGGGGCCATCGAATTGCAAAGGAACGATTCCTGTAGAGCCCGAACGCATCTTAACTTGGTCTATGATGCAAAGTCCCTTGTTGGGAATTTCCACCGTGCCCATCTTGAATGTCCCATTCTCATCATACGTTTCAGGACGAAACATCATCCATATCACGTCAGCATCTTGCTCGACAGACCCCGACTCCCGAAGGTCAGACATTATCGGCATCTTGTCATTTCGCTCTTCCACCTTTCGGGAAAGCTGACTTAGGGCAACAACAGGAACGTCAAGTTCTCTTGCAAGCAGTTTCAAGCCCCTACTGATTTCGCCCACTACATTCACCCTGTTTGTTTCCTTTGGGTTATTGCTGTTGATGAGGCCAATGTAGTCCACGAAAATCACTTTGATGTTAAACTTGTTCCTCCACATTGTAGCCTTAGCCCGTATCTTATTCATGTTTAAATACCCCTCATCGCTGATTTTTATGTTCCAGCTTTTCATCCTATGAACGGCATCCATCAGGTTTGATTTGTCGTAATTGGACATTTCTCCCTGCTTCATTTTATAGGCAAATATTCCCGACTCCTGACTTGCGAGCCTTTGCACCACTTCGTGCTTGGACATTTCCAAACTGAATAGGCCACACCCTATCCCTTGCTTGGCAAGGTTACGCATCAAGCTCACAACAAGTGCCGTCTTGCCCTGTCCCGGCCTTGCTCCCACAATGGTGAGTTCTGAATTTGTAAGGCCGCCACATAGCCTATCAAGGCTTTCCACGCCCGTTCTATATCCTGCTATCTCCCCAGAAGCCTTATTCATCCACATTGCTGCGGATTCTTCAAGTTGCTCATGAAAGTTATCGTCAGATTTGCTTATTGTTTGGGCAAGGAGCGCATCAGTGCTCACTTGGATTTTGTTTAGGATGTCGAAGATGTCTCCCGTGTCGCTATTTGTTTTAGCAAGAAGGTCTGTGGCTATGAGGTGGGCTTTAGTCCGAAGGTAGTGCTCAATCAGAATGCGGCAGTGAACTTCTACATAGCCCGGCTTTTTAAGGCTTGAGAAAACATTAGCGAGATGGGCTACACCGCCCGCCTCCTTCATCAGTCCTGATTTCTTCAAGGTGTCGGCTACGGTTTCCAAGCTAACAGATTCTCCGGCCTCCTGCAAGGCTTGTATGCCTTCGGCAATAATTCTGTTTTTGGCTATTTGGAAAATTTCCAAGGTGGGAAGGGCGGAGAAGGCTGTTAGTCTTTCCTCGTCAGAAAGCATCATTGCGGAAAGCACCTGCTTTTCCAAGTCTTCATTTTCAAATTTCATTGTTTGTATTGTTAAAATTAAATGATTCGTGAATTTTGCGGGAGGAGGCGGATGGGGCGGCCGGAATATAACGGGTCGATTCCTCTTTTTTGTTTTTATTGAACCAGTTTGTTTTTATGGTTCGCTTCCAATCCTTCACCTTCTTGCCATCCCTGTTTGTCCAATTAGCATCGTTGTAGTAGTTAAAGCACTTGTCTAATTTTTCCAATGGCTCTTCGTTTTCGATAAAGAAGGCTTTCACTTCCTCGTAAGTGGGAGTAACGAACTCTTTCTTTTTTATTATTTTTTCTTTTGTATTATATTCTTTTTTTATATCTTCTTTCTTATATTGTTTGGGGTCTTTTCCTTCGTTGGATTTTCCGAGGTAGGATTCTTCCTCTGTAGGGTCTTCAAAAAGCATATAATCTATTTCCCAAAACCCCTTTTCGTTTTGGTACTTCACCCTTTTTA